CTACACCAAATGCTGTGGCAAATGTAGTTCCTGTATTGTTTAGAAATACTGTAACCACATACACTCCACAGAATGTCAAGTCTATTGGTTGTTCTTATGGATCTGGAAATGCAAATACTTTCTCTGCTGATGTTGTTGTAGATAGTCAAATTGATGCTGAAATTAAATCTGTAACTAGCTTTACTTTCTTTGGTACTAAAGGAAATACTTTTGTAGAATCTACAAGTTTTAGTGCAGACGCTTCTATATTATTACAGCAAGGAGATCTTATACAATTCTCTGATGATAGTAATAATTTAGTTCGTGGCATTGTACAGTATGCAACAAAACAAGAAGGTTCATCTAAATCTAGAATTTATCTAGACACTGCACTTCCTGGTGATGTAACTAATACTAGTATTGTACGTTTACGTCCTAAGGTAGAAAATACTAATTCTGGTACTTTATTATATTCAACTGGAAGTAAACAGGTATCAAAAATTTCAGCTGGTGGAGACGATACTAAGATTAAGTATTACTTCCGTAGAGACTTTGTTACTACTGCATCTTCTGGTGGTGGTACAATTACATTTGCTGCACAGTTACCATTTGGTACACAAAGATTCGCTGCGTTTACTGAGAGTAATTTTGTAATCACTGTTCTTGATAAAGGTGATGCTACTAATATTGTTGAAGGTGATATCATATTTGTTGAGAATGATGCTGTTGAGATTTCCTCATCTACAGATACTGGTAGTGGTTTAACTTCTGGTAGTATTAGTCTTAACTTGCCAAGTAATTACTTTGGTACTATTCCATCTAACGGAACATACCCTAAGCTAAAATTAACTGCTACTTTAGAGGTATCTAATGCAAAACCAAGACTTAAGACTGTTGTAAGAAACAAGAGAATTGTTGTTACATCTGCTGGTGACCGTAACGTTCCATTTAGAGGACAAGATTATGATACAGAAGTTGTAGAAACTTTATCATATTCTGATGCGTTTAAATTAAGGTATGTTTATGAGGGAACTTCTTCTCAACCACCTTCCGCAGACACAGCTGGTAATCTAGTTTCTGGTACTAATGTAACTAATAGATATACATTTGATAGTGGACAGAGAGATACATTATATGATGTTTCTCGTATTGTTTTAAAACCAGGTTTTGAAGCAGCTGAAGGTCAACTTCTAATTGCTTTTGATTACTTTGAGCATTCACAAGGTGATTTTGTCACTATTGATAGTTACATTCATGAAGCAGGTGTTCCTGAGGATGAGATTCCATCTTTCAACTCTTCTGTGCTTGGAAATATAGAACTTAAGAATGTAATTGACTTTAGACCTAAAGTTGATTCTAATGCAATTATTCCTGGTTTCTTAGATAAGTCATCATTGGAAGTTACAGAAGGATCATTCTCAGGTCCTGGCGCTGTATTAGCAAGCACTCCTGCTCCTGATCTTGGCATTGAATACACATTCTCATTCAGTCAAGTACAATACTTAGATCGTATTGATGGTATATTCTTAGATAAGAAAGGTCAATTCATAGTTAAAGAAGGTAACTCATCTCTTAACCCAACTAAACCAGATCCTATTGATGATGCTGTACCATTGTTCTACGCATATATTCCTGCATTTACTAAGACAAGTAAGGATGTAAGAATTACTCCTGTAGATAATCGTCGCTATACAATGCGTGATATTGGTAAGCTAGAAAAACGTATTGAGAGATTAGAATATTACACAACACTTAGCATACTAGAACAGCAAGCACTTAACATGCAAGTTAAGGATGAGATTGGTCTAGACAGATTTAAGTCTGGTTTCTTTGTTGATAATTTTGAAGCACATAAAGTAGGTAATTTACAATCTCTTGACTATAAATGTGCAGTGGACAGTCAGCAAAGTGTCCTACGTCCTCAAGCAAAAGAAGATTCTATATCACTTACAGAAGTTAATGTAAGAGAAGACCAAAGATCAGTTTCTGGATATCAAAAATCTGGAGATATGGTAACTTTACCATATACACCACTTTCTTTATTAGGTAATGAATTTGCATCTAAAACTTTAAATCCAAATCCATTTGTTGTTCTACAATATGTTGGTGACGGTGAAGTATCTCCATCTGTTGATCATTGGTATGATCAAAGCGAAGAACCATTAGTTGTAGATACAAACACTGATTTATTCACAATCTTCCTAGCAAAAGATAATGTAAAAGAAAGCTTCTCTAGTCTATTCAATTCATTCGTTGTTAACTGGGTAGGAACATCTACTTCATTCACTGCTATCAATTCATTAGGTGAAGTAAATACACAACAAGCTGTTACATCTGTTGCTAATGCATCTGTTGCAAGTTCTTCTAATATCAGTCCTCAGAATAATGAAATAGGAAAAGGTATTCAAACTAAAACAGTTGGTGAAAGTTTAGTATCTACTTCATTGTCATTTTTTGCAAGAAGTGTTCCTGTAAAATATGTTATCAGAAGAATGAAACCTAATACAAGAATCTATGCATTCTTGGAGGGTAGAAATGTATCACGTTGGGTCAATCCTGATTTAAGATTTACTGGTATTGCTGGCAACTCTTTATCTTCTTTCAATGGAGATATTATTACAGATGAATATGGTAATGCTAGTGGTATTATTTTAGTTCCTGCTGGATTCCCACCATTAGAGAATAGCACATGGACAGGTGATATTAACACAGTTTCTTATGATACATCAGCAGAAGAAGTTAACATTACATCTGGTGTCTTAACATTTAGATTTACTTCTAGCTCAACCAATTTAGAAAAAGAAGTTGTTGATAGTTATGCAGAAGTTAAGTATTATGCTACAGGTATTCTTCCAGAAAATCCAGCAAGTATTGTTTCTACAAAACCAGCTTACTTTAAATCTAATGAAGGTGTTCAGTTAATTGAAAGTAATACTGATAATCCTGTAAGACCGAATCCTCTTGCACAAACATTTAAGGTAGAGAACTTAGATGGTGGATGTTTTGTAACTGGTGCTGATCTTTACTTTAATAAGAAGAGCTCAAATATTCCAGTCAAAACTTATATTACAAATGTAGATTCAGAAAAACCAGGTAAGAATATTGTTCCTGGTTCAGAAAAAACTTTATCTCCAAATACTTTCCTTAAATGTGCTGCTAGTGGAAACATGTCAGTTATTAAAGGAGAGAATGTAACTGGTGCATCTTCTTCTGCCTCAGGTCCTATTCTTAAAATCTTTGATAAGAATAATGTAGAATTAGTTGCCACTGCATCTGGAAGATATAGTCTTACAAACGAACAGTGTTATACAGTTGTTCTTGGTAACCACAATGGTAAGTCTTTTGTACAGAATGAAGATCTAATTATTCCATCTGTAACTCTTGCTAATGCAACAGATGGCACTACTTTCGTTCTATCAATTGTCAAAGATAGTGGTAAGTTATCCGACATTAGAGTTACAAATCCTGGTCAAAATTATGACAGTGCGATTCTTACTATTGAGAGTCCACAATTACCTGGCGGATCTACTGCAACTGCTACTATCAGTGTATCGGGTGGTAAGATTTACAATACAGAAATTTCTCTAGCTGGTATTGGATATACAGAAGCACCATCTGTTGTTGTTAAAGGTGTAGGAAGTGGTGCTGGTGGGTGTGAAGTTCAAACTTTCTTAGACATTGATACACCAGCAGTTAGAATGGGTGTGGCAATTGACGCAGGTGAAGCAACTAATTCAACTACACCTACACACTTTGCATTTGATTATCCTGTATATCTACAGAATGATACTGAATATGCTCTAGTAGTAGAAACTGATTCTACTGATTATGAACTCTGGGTTTCTAGACTTGGAGAAACTGATATTGCTACAAGTACGGTCATTACCACTCAACCAGGTTTAGGTTCGGTATACCGTTCCCAGAATACCGAAAGCTGGACTGAAGATATTTTTGAAGATCTTAAGTTTACTCTTTACAGAGCAGAATTTAGTATAGACAGACCAGCAGATTTATTACTCAAGAATGAGAGTCTTGGATACGAACTACTTGATGAAAATCCACTTGAGACCAATGCAAGCTCTGGTTCTAACGCTACATCAACACTATTTAAAAATAACAATTCTATTGTCAAGGTTAATCATAGAGATAATGGTTTTGAAGATAGTGGTAAATCTTATGTCTTCTATAGGACTGCACAAGAGATTGGTGGTATCACATCATCTACTTTGAATAGTAATTTGTTCCAAGTTATTAACTCTGGTATTGACATGTATAATATTCAATCTCCTTCCCAAGCTGCTGCTAATGCTGTTGGTGGTGGAGAGTTTGCATATGCATCATTTAACAGAAAATTTGAAACTTTATATCCACAAATTCATTATCTAACATTTACTGGAACTGGATTGGATGTTAGTGTCAAGACTACAAATATTATTCCTGTAGATTCTTCCACTACAAATTATACTTCATATTCACAGACAGAATACGAAAAGACTTTCTTAAATGAACCACATTACTTTACTAATCAAAAAGTTGTAGCTTCTGAGATCAATGAGACACTTAACAACCTAAGTCAATCTTTAACATATAAGATGTCTCTTTCATCTACTTCGTCTCATTTGAGTCCAATAATAGACTTATCAAGTGCTACTGTAAAAACAGTAAGTAATAGAATTGAGAATGCTTCAGGTCCTGAGGATAGATTTGGTAGAAGAGATCAAATTATTGAGTTCTTCCCTGTATACAGATTTGATCTTGCAGGAAATGGTGGAACTGAGATTCAAGAAGATCAAACAATTCAAGGTGCTACATCTAAAACTGTTGGAACTATTGCAAGAGTAGATGGATCTACTGTCTTTGTAAGAATCAAGACTTCACAATTCTTCCAGAAAGGAGAGACAGTTACTTTATCTAACCAGACAAGTTTGACTTCAGTAACAGTAGATTCTAATCCATCACAAGTTCTATTCACTATTGAAGAAGCTGCTACCATTGTAGCTCGTAATCCAAATGTATTGACTCAAACTTATGACAATAAGATTACTGGTAGAGTAGTAGTTTGGAACAGTTTAACTCAAGAATTAACTTTGAGAAATGACATCCAACCAATTAATGATAATTACACAGATAGATTAATTGATAACACTGTTTACAACAGAAATGCTGATATTAGTTTACAGATTGCTGACATTTTCCGTGTAGGAGATTTTGTTAAATATCCTAATCAACAAGAGTCAGAGAATTCATATCTTGAGGTTGGAAAAATCTCATATGCAAATGGTATTGACTTTGTAGAAGAGAACACTTCTAAAAATAGTTCTTCTGCTGCTAAGTATGTTACTAAAGAAGTTGTTATCAACAACCCAGCTACATCTATCAATGTACATCTAATGGCAAATGTTAAAGACATTGCAAACATTGAAGTTCTTTACAAGTTCAAGAAAGCATCTAGTCAAGAAAATTTTGAAGATATTGATTGGGTATACTTTAATGACAATGGACAACCAGATGTACTTGAAATTGCTACTAGTGAAAACAGTATCTCTAGTGTTGTAGAGAAACAATCTTCGTATCAAGATTTAAAATATAGTGTATCTAATTTAGAAGAGTTTTCTTCTTTTGCAATCAAAATTGTGATGCGTGGAGTAGATCCAGCATTCGTTCCTAAGATTCAAGATATAAGAGCTGTAGCATCTTTCTAATTTCCGCATATGGATTATATTAAAGTAAGTGGACATGATGGTCTTGTAAGAG